TCTAATCGCGATTCGATATTGTCAGTTGCATTTGAAATATCGATAGCGAGCGCACCCATTGCTGTTCCTACACCTGCAGCAGCTGTAGATAATCCCATCAATGGCCCACTCATACCGCTAATTTTATCGCCTACCTTAGAAAATGCCGAACGTAGCTTACTACTACTTTGCTGTGTTTCATCCATTTCTTCTTGTAAACGATTCATAGCGCGTCGTGCTTCATTATTGGATGTTTCTAAGTCACGTACACGTGCCACCTGGCGACGATATTCTTCGCTATTTTCACCATATTGTTGCTTTAAGCGCTGCATCTTTTGCTTTTCCTTGTCGATTAAACGTGTCCGTTCTTCCACAGCTTGTTCTAGCCCGTTATAATCGGCTTCAAGGGCTTCGAGTTCTTTCCCTTGTGAACGCAAATTTGCCACGATTGAACGATTCTCTGTACTTAAAAGACTAATCGATTTCCGCAATTCCTCTGTACCATCGCGCGCATCCGTTAATTGCGATGTAACGCGATTTAACTGTGCTTGATACTTGGCTTGTTCTTGCACTGTTTTATTGATTTGGCGCGCTAATTCTCGTGCTTTTTCCGATGATTCGCCACTCGCTGCCACTTCATCTGCATAGGCTTGTTTGAGTTTATCGATTTGTTTTGCGTTGAGCTTCATGGAGTCACGTAAACCGTCATAATTTGCTTCAAGTTTCCCGATTTTATCCTCTAATGTATCGTAAACCGCCATTTCAGCTTTCATCTTTTGTTGATTTTGTTTCAATGCACGTTGCATATCTTTTAAACTGTTTTCAAAACCGACACTCGAAATATCCACTTCAATAATCATCTGACCTAATGGTTGTGTATTGTTTGCCATACTGCCACCTCCTTACATAAATCCTTTTAAGGCTTCATACATACTACCGACCTTTTTTTCTTCTTTCTTTTCTTTGTTGAAAAGTTCAACTAAATGAAAGAAATCGGCATTTGCTATATCTTGATAAGCCATGCCGTTTTCCATAAATGATTTATACAATTTATCGATGGTTTCTAATGATGCTTCATACGTTACTTCTGCATGTACTTCATCATTTTGGCCATCTTTTTTTCTTCTTCTTTTTCCAATTCTTCCACACCTAAGATTTGTTCAAAAATATGTTTAATTTTTAATGCACCTGTTGATGCATCAAGCCCTTCCCAAATATCATCAGACGATACGTGGAAAACATCTGCCACAAATTCAATTTGTTTTTCTAGCATTGCTACTTCATCTGGCTCTTTTTCATTAGCCATTTTTTCTAATTCTGCTTTTACTTTTAATGCATCACGTGTAACTTTAATCGACACGAAATCTAATTTGCGTGATTCATATTCAAATTGTTCTTTTCCATCCATAATTTCTTTTTTCTTCATTAGTTTTAATTCATAAATAGCCATGTAATAGCCCTCCAGTATGTTTTAGATAAATAAAAAAGCACCCTAAACGGAGTGCTTCATTGAATTTTAATTTAATTATTGCCACGTAATATTGGCTTGCTTTGCCTCTGGCGTAGCGCTCACATTAAGCGCCACCGCTGGGTGTAACTTTAAATGCTTTGGCACGTAATGCTGCTACTTGTTCGGCACCTACTGCAATTCCGTAACCTTTTTTATCATCGCCAACAACACACGTCATTGTGTATTCTTCTTCTGGCAATTCTTTGTTTTCTCCTTCAAGTGTTTCCCCTTCAAGTGAATTTCGTGACCATGATCCGCGATAAAGTGCAATCGCATACGGTTCACCTTGTGGCGTTTTATCATAGAAGATAGTCGCTGTATACGGTGCTTCTGTATCATCGCCACCTTCGTAGAAACCTTCTGTTGATTTTGCAATACCAAGAATCGTCATTTCAAAATCAAGTGGTACATCAATCGCTGTTAAAGTCGCAGATAAGTCACCGATACCACGTTTTGCTGTACGATAAGGAATGTTTGAACCGAATTGTTTCACAGCTTCAGCTGTTAATCCTTCTACACTAAATGAGCGTGTTGCCCCTTTATCTGTTTTTCCTTCAAGTGTAAAAATGTTTTCTTCTGTTGTTTGGAAATTGGCATCTAATACCGCGATTTCCGCTTTTTCAAATCCTACTGCGTTCATTCATTTTCCTCCTCTTTTTGAGTAAATAAAATAGCGCTATATAAACGTGTGTTTACGTAGCGCTTTGTTTCTTTAAAATATGTGTCCAGGCCACCGGCTTGTTGTTCAAAACCAAGTGTCCTCATAACTTTTCGTACTTCATATGCTAAAGAGTCCCGGACTCCTCGGTTTGTGGCTTCCACATTAATCTGGTAGTAGTAACTTTCGCTATGATTAGTGTTGCTGCCATAGCTACTTGGCTTGCTTGGTTGTGATGGTGTAATGATAATAAATGGACTTAATAAGTCGCCTGTTTCTGCATACTCGTAAAATTTAATCCGGTCACCACAACTTGTTGCAATGAGCGCATTTTCGCGTAGTGCCTGATTAATTTCCATCATTATATCCCTCATAAACTTTTAGCCATCTCCCTTCGCGTTGCATCAAATACTTCCTGTTTTTTAGTTTCCATAGCTTTTGCAATTTGCTTGTAACCACCTAGTTGCGGACCGTAAAACTTCCCATCGCGTTTATAGCCATTCTCATTCAAATGGATAATACGATAACGCTCTAATGGACCATTCCAACCAATCTGAACAGTACGCGCACCACGCTTTGATTTCGGTTTGCTCATGACAATCTCGTCAACTGTTGCCCCGATTGAATAGTCGCCTAAGCTACTTGATAGCCTTCTGGCCACTTCTTTTTTCAATACCGTTGCACCGGCAGTTACAGCTGTATCAGTTAGCTTTTTAAACTCTTTTTCGGACATCATTTGTTTTAAACGCTGTTGGATTTCGGCTAAACCATGAAATTCGACACTCATTAAACCACCGCCAATACGATGTTAATAAAACCAATTGATTGTGCATCTGGTCTTACTTCAACGATATTCCAAACCTTTCCGGTATAACGATAGTGGCCAATCTCTGCAAAATGCTTACGGTCTGGAATATAATCCATCAACGGATCTCGAATATTAATCGTAATCGATTCTTTTGCATTGACCGTTTTTAAGATTTCTAAATCCTTTTGACTCGATGCGTAGATTTCACAGAAGCAATAATGTAACGTTTCCTTTTCTTGTTCTCCTGGCTCTGGACCTTGTATAGGCTCATAACCAAAGAACGTGATAGGTGTCCGTAAATCACCGCTAGTAAGTTGTCGTGCCATCTTCAATCACCTCATATAATTCAAACTGTAGCGATTGGATTTGAGATAAAAAATTGGTGTCAAATTCTTCGAGCTTGTCGTTATAAACATAGCGTGAGCGCTCCATAACAAGCTCTCTAGCACGTTCATGTGATGCCACATCGAATTGACCACATTTCACTTTTAAATCCTCCACAGACGCAGAAAGGATAGTTAATAATGCTTCATCTTCTGCTGTGTGGAAGATTTTCATACGACGTTTGAACGCCTTTAATAATTCATCCAATGCAATCCCTCCTAACCGGCTGGATTAACAGTTACGACGCATGTCGCTGTTTTATTACCGTCTGTTGTTTTAACGGTAATCGTTGCTTCACCTTCGGCTACAGCTGTTACTAAACCAGTTGAGCTTACAGTCGCAATAGCTGCTGCACTTGTAGACCAAGTAACAGCTTTATTTGTCGCTGTTGTTGGCGCTACAGTTGCCGTAAGTTGTTTTGTGCCTGCAATATCAAGCGTTGCTGTCGTAGCATCTAATGTCACACCAGTAACCGCAACTACTGGATTCATTACCGTTACTGTGCTTGTTGCAGTCTTGTTACCATCTGTAGTTGTCGCAGTGATAACCGATGTACCAGCTTTCACACCAGTTACTACCCCAGTTGATGCATTAACTGTTGCATTAGCCGGCGTGCCCGATGCCCATGTTACAGATTTATTCGTCGCATTGGCTGGTGCTACTGTAGCTGTAATTGTTGTCGTTTTACCTACATCCACAGTTGCAGTAGTAGGTGTTACTGTCACACCGGTAACAGCTGTTTTAGGCGTTGCGTTTACAGTTGCAGATTTACTTGATTCACCTTTGCCATTTTTAGCTGTGGCTTGAATCGAGTATTGCGTACCATCTGTTAAACCCGTAATAGTACCAGTTTTAGTTGTGGTGTTTTGTGTTTTAGGCGTTGTGCCATCTGTGTAATAAATGGTATAGCCAGTAATCGCTGTGCCATCGTTTGTACCGTCCACAATTGTGAAGTCAATGGCTCCTGCTTTGGCTGTTACCGTAACAGTTGGGGCACCAGGTACAATATCCGTTGTTGTAAATTGAATAGAACCTGTAGCACCATTTTCTTCAACTTCGACGGTATAGGCCGTATTTGGTGTTAAATTTTGCAAACTAAAAGGCGATGTAGCATCTTCTGATACCACAACGCCATTATTTTTAATCGTAGCCATTATTCAACCTCCCATGAAATATTGGCGCTCTTAGCATTCGGACTAGCCGACACGTTTAATGAGCCGGCATTAGCTGGGAATCGCAAGTGTCCAAACAGCTGCAGCCTTGTCATCTTTTGCTTTACCATATGCAAATTGTTTTGCTGTGTATAAATCTAAATCTTCAATAGCTAAAGTTTGATCATATTTACGTAATGTAATCCCACCGCCTACATAAGCATCGTAACGTTTTTTCACAAACGTTAAAACGGTACCAGCTTTTTGGGCAACGGATTCAACAATTGTTAAATTAAATGGTAAGGCTGTTACATATACACCATTGGCATTTAATGACGTATATTGTGCTTTCACGTCCCATGCATCTACTGGATTCACAACCATCACAACTAATCCATCTACTAACACAGATTTTCCTTTTTCATCTGTTGAATGGTATTTATAAACACCTGTTAATTCTTTTACCGTTACGGTTGAATCGGCAAATGTTAATTCACCTTGTGCTGTTTTTTCTGGATAAACACCACCTGTAATCGCCACACCTTCTTGTACTTGGCGGTTTAACCCCACCGGCTTATCGTTTCCATCACCGGCAAGAAAAGCTGCTTCAAGCGCTACCGCAAATGCTTCATCAATTTGTGCTGATACAAATGCAGATACCCAAGCTGGTCCAAAATCTGTTAAATCTTTTGGTACAACAACAAATGCTGTTAATTTATGTTGAATTACTTCTTCATCATTAAATGCTGCATCTAATTGCCCTTTAATATCACCAAAGATTTTGCCCCATACAGCTGTACCAGATGTTTCTGATTTTAAGAACTTCAAACGTAATCCGGCATTTTGTAAGCCGATTTCAGCTAATAGTGGATGTGCAGTTGTTAAATCTTCAAAGATGCGATCAATTGTTTCTTCTGGTAAAAGCGTTTCTTCTTTGTAACCAACTTCTGTATTAATCGCATTAAAGAATGTACGTTCACGTGCCGTCATCTTAGCTTCAGCTGGCGTTGTCGCAGCGAATTTTTCGGCTTCTGCGCGCGCTTGCTTTTTCGTTTCTTCAAATAGTTCATTAATCATTTCGGCATATAACTCGCCTTGTTTTTCTTCTGGTTCACCATTTTGTACGGCATTTAAAAAGTTTTGTCGTGCTGTTTTAAAATCATTTGTTAAATTAATTGTCATCTATATGACCTCCTAGTTAAATTAAAAAACGAACCGTCCAAACCCTTTATTCTGTGGTTTTGGTGGCTCGCTCTGTGTATTCATTTTTTCCATCACTTTATTTACAATTTCATCTACATTCACTACAGGTTCTTTATTCAAAATCGTTTTCATCCGATTAATTACTTCTGGTGACAAACTAGAACCTGTTGAAGCAACAAATTTCGGTGCACTATTCGTAAACATGACTTCATCCGCAAACCCTAATTCAACTGCTTGTTGCGCAGTAAGCCATGTTTCTTTATTCATCATATCTAAAACTTCTTCTAACGATAATCCAGTTTTATTTACATAAGCACTGGCAATCGATTCATTAAAACCTTTTAAGACATCGGCTTCATGTTGCATTGTACGATTATCTCCGACTGCTTTACTAGATACATTATGAATCATAATTTGAGCTGTTGGACTAATCTTCCCATGACCGGCCATCGCAATCACAGATGCTGCAGATGCTGCAATCCCCACAATTTTAATATTTACCTTACCAGGATATTCTTTTAAGGCTGTATAAATTTCGCTACCAGCATAAACATCTCCACCACCCGAATTAATAATGATTTCGACATCTTCATTCGTTGAAGGTAGTGCGCTCACAATATCTTTTGGTGCTGTACTATCCATCTCAAACAAGTCATAAATCCATTTATCATCATTTGAAATGATGTCACCTATTACTTCTAACTTCACTGACTCTCACCTCCTTTGGTTGTGTTCGTATCTACTTTTTCATAGTTTTTCGTTAAAACATACACATCTAACTCTGGATCATCTACTCGGTCCATACCAAATAGTTCACGCACTTCATTTCGACTAAAAGCTCCGGACGCAATCAATTTATCTACAGCTTCCGAATTTTGAATGACATCATGAATGGCAATACCACGCAGTTGAATTTTTTCATCTTTTCCTAGCTTGATTTTTGCATTCAATTCATCTTCAATCTTCTTTAAAAGTGGTCCTAAACAAAACTTCACATAGGCTTTCATTGCATCTTCTAATTCGGCTACATCACCATGAATCAGATTAACGGGAATACCCAAGATATTAGCTACATTATCAATTAATGCACGCTTCACTTTTTCAGATTCATCAATACTTGGACCGGACTTACTGCCATCTGCATACTCCGTATAAGTAGAGTTTTTAAAGATTGGAAAAACGGCCACCATACTTTTATTGACGACATCTAGTGTTCGTCGAATCACATCTTTAGGCTTATCAATATTCTTTGGATCATTAATTGTATCAAACGAAAAAGAACCACGAATTTGATACCCACGTTTAGACGCATCGATAAGCGAACCAAATAAATCCGCATAATCATTCGTCAATCCATCTAAGAACTTTGATAGATGCGCATTGTTATAGGTTAAATAAATAACTTCGTCCATATTCCATTTTTTATTGGTAAACGTAAACTCTTTAATACTTACTTGTTCAAATGTATCTGGATATAGCGCACGTTCTACCCGATGAAAGCCATCAGCTACTAATAATTGTTTTTCGTATGGAATAATGAGCACTTCATTTTCTCGAATTAATTTATTGATAACTGTCTGCCAAAAATCAGACGCACTTTCATCTGTATTTGGACGTATATTAAAAATCCTATCCAATTCGCTATCTAGCAATCGTTTCTTTCCCTGCATATGTTTAAATTCCGTTTGAGATACAGATCGCGCAATAAAGTTAGAGCACGTTTCAATGGCTAATTCCTTTAAGTAGGTTCGTTGTTCAATTTCTACGACATACTCTAAGTCCAACATTTCTCCTAATTCCTTGTGTCGATTAAATAAAAAATCGAGGACTCCGATATTTTCCACCTCCCTCCTATGCGTAAAATTCGCTATATGCATCAAACGTTGAATCGATGTTAATTTCATCTAATTCATTTGCACGATAAAGCGCATAAACAAATGCCTGGAACCCATCTGTTTTTCGTTTTGTTTCTTCTTTTTTCAGAAATTGTTTTCCGTTAGCCGTATCTTTTACATATACGTTGTTGGTATACCAACGCATTAAAGGATTATCTCCAAAAATAAACTTGTGATTAGCAAATCCATCTTCAACGCGTGGGGCCATTAATGGATGAATACTCGTAGGGCGTTTAATACATTCCACTTCAAAGCCAGCTTCTTCTAAAAGGGGCCGTAAAATATCTAGCTTATAGTTATCAGCTACAATTTTACGAACGCCATATAATTCACGCATCTCGATAAACCAGTTCACAATATGCATGGGATTTAAAGAAGGCTCGTCTACTACTTTTAATAAGCCTTGTTTCTCCCACTGTTTAATCGGTGCACGTTTTTCCGTTCCAATATCACTAGCGCTATTAGAATAGCCATAATGCACATCACAGAATTGTTTACAGGCAAAAGAGAACGTCTTAAATACATATTCTTCACTCTTTTTAAAGAGCAAGCCACATGCTGCGAAATCTCGAACACTCCCAAAATCGAGCGAACCAATAGGGACATGATCTAGTTCAAAGAATGGACGGTTCGTTGCGGTCATTTCTTCTTTGGTTGCAACCGAATTTTCCATATTATCCTCTAAGAAGTTCATCCGTTTTGTAACAAATGCAGAACGCCCTGAAGGTTGTTTAGCCAATTTTTCATATTCTTTATACACTTTGGTATACAAACGTTTTCCACGCTTGTTTAATGGTTCCTGCAGCGCTGGATTAGCTTTTGCCCATACTTCTGGCTTATCTAATTCTTCAATGCTATCTAGTTCACAAATATAAGGGAATAAACCTCTGAAGGGTGTATGCCCATTTAATAAATCCTCACACTCGCGATATTTAATATCAAAATAGCCTTCTCGTACAAAACCCTTTGTACCAATAAAGAATTGACGGCCACAATCGACTTTACCTAAACCACCAGAAAAAACATCGACAATTTCCGTTGTTTCCATCTCGTGATATTCATCATAGATAACAGCCCCTTCACGACCACCATCTTGTGAGCTGGCATTGCTTGTTTTATATTCAAAAACACTTTGTGTTGTTAAACCAGTAATGCTACTTTTATAGGCTTCAAATTCCTCTAATAAATCTTCATTATCTTTTTTATTAATGACCCGATAGCATTCTTGGAAACTGCGTTTTGCCTGCTTTTCCGAGTTGGCCACAATGGATACATCATAATAATCAATACCATGCAACTCACTAATAAAATAGTTGGCCAGTGTCGAAATAAATCCATTCTTACCGCCACCACGTCCCATATTAATAACAAATTCATCAAATACAGGTTCGTCATCTTCTACGTAAAATAAAAAGATGAATGGGGCTATAAATGTTTCCCATTCATCTAATTCAAAATACCAAACTTGGCTAAATTCAATATAGTTATTAATTTGTTCTTCGTTGAAATAATACAAGTCGTCACGTGGTAAAATCATCGTTTCAATTAAGGTTAATAATTGCTCACGCTTTTTATTTAAAAGTATCGCTCCATCTTTCCACTTTTGTATGTAGCTATCTACATAATCATTTTGCAACATCTATTATCGACCCAATAACTTCGACTTTTTAGATTTTGTTTCTTGTGGAAGTAATTCAGTTAATTGTTTCATGATGGATTGATACGTGCGATCACGATTATCATAGTTTTCTACAATTGGTCGTTTTCGGTCATATGGAATTTGATTTTCACTTTGTGAGAATTTTTCATACTCACCATTTTCTAAAATATCCTTCCAGTTATCATCGAGTAAAATACGGAGTCGTGCAGCTTGTGTGATTAATCCATCTGACAATTTCCGTTGTGGTTCTGGAATCGTCTTAAAAAGTAGTTTGATTCGATTTTCTTCAGCTGCTACTCGATGTTCCATTTCATCAATTCTATCGTTTAATAAGTAAACTAACGATACACCCAAGTTTTTAGCGATGCTATTGAGCACGTCTAAACTCGGTGAATTTCGTCCATTCTCGATGCTGGAATAATAGTTTATGGAAATGCCACAAGCCTTTGATAATTCTACTTGCGTCAGGTTTTTTTCTTTTCTTTTTTTGCGCATTCGTGAGCCTACTTCTTGTTTATCCAAATTAATCACATCCTTTCATTTGAGGTGGTAGGGGTGGGGTGGGTGAAACGAACACGTTACATTTGTTGAAATAACCCCACCCACCGGTAGCCAAATTTTTTTTTGAAAGTCAAAGGGTTTTGAGCCGGGGGTAGTTCTTTAATCCCAGCTTTCATCATCTGCCCACTTATTTTTTTGTTGAGTAAAACCAAAACGACCATGCCTTTTGTTGTGACAGCTGCGACAAAGCGTACGCAAATTTTCATCGACCAGTGCAAGCTCTGGATAATCATCTAATTCTTGAATATGGTCGATTTCTAAAATGGCATCATTTCGTGTAGTAACACGACCTTCTGCTTTGCACATGACACATTCGTAATTATCACGTTCCAAGATTTCAAGTCGTTTATCTTTCCATGAGCGTGATAAATAGAAAGGATTTACCTTCTTGCCTTTCACATATGGCATTGTTATTCACCCTTTTTGTTTTCTATCGAATGGATAAGTAATCCATACGCCTGCTAATAAACCTAATAGAAACGTGAGCATGCTATTCACTACCTTCTGCTTTGATTAGTTATTCATGATTAGATTTATCCTCATATAACTTTTTCACAGTAATCGTTTTAATCGTTGGATCTGCATTGAATCTTTCTGTAACTAAATCATCGACGTAACTAATCGTGTAGTGATGTACACCTAATTGTTCTTTACCGCCTGATGTTACATATTTATAATCGATTGATACAATACCTTTAGCTTCTTGGCCATCGATGAATAAACGTGGTGCATCATTAAGTTGATTAATGATTAGTTTTACTTCACTCATAGCTATTCACTTCCTTCTGCTTTGATTAGCCCATCATGTAATGCAATGGTTGTACCATCAGGTTTATGAATGGTTGTATGTTCGCCCACTGCATCAATAGCTTCTAACTCATTGGCCAATGCATTTGCATGTTTAGCAATAGCTTTTAGTTTGTCTGCCATCTTATCAGTGTCCATATTTAATTCAATTGATAAACTGTTTCCTGTATCAATCATACCTCTCACACTCCTCAAAATGTATCAATTGATATTTATTACAAATGATATTTCTTTCAAATGTAATAAGTATCATTAATCTTAATAATCCCAATCCATTGCAACATCTACCCAATAGAACATCTGCCACTAACGCCTGGCATCGCGAGATTATAGATCACCATTTCCCTTCTACTCATATCGAGTTAAATAACTTTTTTGATTAGATGCTTAGGTTTTCTACAGATCACTTGACTGTGTAATACCTTTCTCGAAAAATCCAGTTTGATTGGATATTTCTTTTTCGGTTGCTCATTACAATTTTTCATTTCATCAAACCAACTGATTCCTGCATTACTTCGAACATCGCTTTTACCAAATAACTTCAATAGATTGAATTTGATTCGCGACCATATTCTTTGAATGCCTTTGAAATATTCTTTTAAAAATTCAACAAATCGATTCATTTCAAAACATCACCCCTTTTTTAAACTCATTAAGACATACAAAAGAAAACGGACTGTTAGGGGTTAGTTTTGAATTTCTTTGTATGCCTTAATCAACTTAAACTAATTAACCCTCTCACTATAAGTGTGTTCTCTGGGCGGTTTTTTATGTGAATGCAACATATCTTTTCTTTTGTTGCATTCACATGCCAACCCACAAACCCCGTCATATCAACGTTTTAAAATTTTTTATTTTTTTTTTCGTCTGAATGCACAAACTATGTTTTTATGTTGCATTCATTTAGAGTAAATAAAAACAAACGCTGTCATACCAACGTTTGTCGCTACTCATATGCTTTTTCCTTTCGTCGCTTAAATAGTCCGTTCACTACCTTGTTCACTTTATCCTCTTCAATTCCGATATAACGTAATGTATCTGCTTGATCATGATGGTTTAAGATGATTTGGAGTGTCGCCACATCTTGCGTTTGTTGATAAAAATGATACGCAAAGGTTTTTCTTAATGTATGTGTGCCAATGTCTCCTCGATAGCCGATAGCTTCAGCAGCATCCTTTAATATCTTATACGCTTGTTCTCTTGTAATAGGCCGTCGTGCGCCTGTTTTTGTTTTCTTTCGACTTTGGATTAAATAATCTTGTGCGTTCATTTCTTCTGTATATTCTTTTAATGCTTTCTTCAACTCATAACTGATGACTATCTGTTTAAATTTCCCTGTCTTTTTCTCTTGTATTTTGATACTATTCCGAATGCGTATCTGCCCATTCTTTTTATTTTCTCTCACGTCTTTCACTTTCAACTGTAAAATATCTGAAATACGTAATCCTAAATTAATGCCCAACATAAACATAATAAAATCTCGTTTATCTGTTGCTTCAAAATATTCCATAAACTCTTGAACCTGGTCCATATCACGAATGGGTTGTACATATCTCATACCATCACCCAGCCTTCTTTTTTAATAATACGTTTGCATCGTACAATTGCTCTTTTTATTTGATCACGTGTTACATTCATTGCTTTTGCAATTTCTTCTTGCGAATAGTTATTTGCATACATCGTAAATATTTCGCCATCTTCCTTACAAATGTTCTTCATAATATCTTTTATTAATTGTTCTTTCATTTTTTGATTTTCTATTTCTTCGGCTGTTTTCTCCTCTAAAAGTGAGTCAACCTTTATGTTTGTATGTAGCCAATCGCATGGTACAGGTATTTCTCGTTGATAGGCTGCACGATTTTCAACACCTCTTGTAGTGCCTGGTTGTCTGCCTGTTTGTAACCATTGAATAACGTATTGTAGATTACTAATCCAACTATTAATGGTCTTGATTTCATTCTCTAATCGCTTTATT